ATTTACGATACCGACCAGATCTATCCTCTCGGCCTTAATTTTGATGCTTTCCGCAGTCTGATTGATCTCTGAAACGATATTGTCCTTGGATACCTTGGTAAGGATCTGCTGTGCATTGATGCTGATCTGCGTGGACAGGTTCTGGTTGATATCTTTCATTTCCAGACGAGTTTCATCCACCGTCCTAGTCAGTGTGTTGGTTTTTCCCTTTAACTGGATAATCTGCTTCTGCAGTCCATTAACCTGTCCGGTCCTGTACTCCTCGCCCTCCGCCGTATAGCTGTCACGAAGTGCCTGTATGCCTTTTAATGTGCGCTGCAGGATATAGGTATAAATGGTCTCCCGAGTCGTGTGCAACAAGATGCCATCCCCTACCTCCAAGCAGGGATTACCTCGGGCTTCTACCTGTGCTGGTCGGTACCATACGACACCGATTACCCTAAGGACTCTGTCAGCTATCGTTTGCAAATCCGTCGCAGACTTGCCGTATACTAAAAAATTATCCTCGATAATATAACCGTTATTCCCGGTACCGGAGATTGCCCCGATATCATTTTCTTCCTGGCGGATCTGCAGCTTAGTAATATGCTGACAAACAAAGTCCTCATACTGGCAGGAGATGTAATTACTTTTGGATACCTCCGTGGTCCCCACCGGATTCGCAGGGTAAAGGTCATCTGCCGGATACAGATCATCTGCGGGGTACAGACCCTCGATCATCTGTTCCAGCACCACATACTGCAGTTTTCCATTTCTACCGATGTGCCCAAAACATCCGTTAATCTCGCAGATGGATTCAATAACCGTTTTCCCCGGGAGCTCTCCCGGATCGATAGTTTTTTCTACCACCATATCATCGTTGACCAGTGTGATTTCTTCTTGTTCCACACCGACATAAACACAAAAGCTATCTCTGAACTGTCTAAGCGTCATTGGAAATGTCAGGCCGTTATACCATTTAGAGGTCTCAGCATTAAGAATGTCATACATAGCATCGTAGGCTACAATATCCCTATATCTTCTATCTGCTGTAGGTACATCAGAATCTACTTTATAAACTCCCATCATAAAAGGAGCCTCTTCGGCTCCTTCCAATGTTACGGATACGGTTATCTTTTTTCCGGCAAGAGGTACTATTCGTTCCCTGACTCTCAGTTTAAAAGTACTCGCCTCACACCTGCCAAAACTTAGTTCACTTTCTGAGCATAGTCTCTCGGTAAGCTCTGCGCTTTCACCTTTCCAGTCATCTTCATTCAGTACACTCCCGTCACTACATTGTATCTGCATTCTTTTGGATACAGATGTATCATTATAAAAATCTTTATATTTATAATCTATCATTCCCTCTTAATACTCCTGGAACGCAACACGTAATGGCTTATACCATAATTCCATACCATTCCAACTTTTTGTCTCTACTGTATAATTTGGTACATACATTTCTCCCGATTTATATCCTCCGGTATTTACATCGAAATAAGTTACAATAACCTTTCTTTCCTTCTCCTTTATGTACGCTTTTTCCATTGCTTGTAGAAATTCTGTCATTTCCCATGCTTCCAGTGGAATCGTATTGAACTCAATTTTTGTTGTATAATGATCTGCAACTTCCCGGTATAAAATATTCAAACCATTTCTGTCAGAGTCCAGATCTGCACGCTGATCCGGACTCACCTTATAGGTCTCAATATCTACATACTTTGAAATATCAGTATCTCCCACTTTTAATAACCATGCCTGAAATGCCATCCTGCTGTCTCCTTATACATCCAGCAACAGGTAATTTCCAGTTGCCTTAAAGTACTCCCTGTTTATCTTTTTCAGTAGTTCCGCAAATTTTACGCCATTGATTTCTATCGTATTGCCTGACGCCAATATTCTGATGATAGTCTCCAGCAATGTAATGATCTTATCCAGCTTTTCCGCAGATATGGATCCTCCCGATCCCGCTGCTGCCTGTGCTGCGCTTAATGCCATTTTCTGTAACTTATCTTCCGGTGATACAATTTCTCCCTGATGCCTATTATCACCGATCATAGCAAGCTGTGGCGTATTAGCCTTGACATATCCACCATTCCACAATTTAGGTATCTGCGGTGGATCACTCGGCATTTCGAAGCCCCAGTCTTTTCCAACCAGATCTCCTGCCTTCTTTGCAACGCTTCCGATTCCATTTACCACATTGCGCAGTGTAGAATATATCAGTGAAATCATGGCATTCACACCGTCAATGATCAGGTTGCATGCTCCCTTAATCACTCCCCAGATTTGCTGCCAAATGCCGTCCAGTATTTTCAGCAAGCCTTCCCATGCCTTTTTCCAGTTGCCTGTAAACACTCCGGTGAGGAAGTCCAACAGTCCTCCCAGTATTTTCATGGCTCCAGATATAATGTCTGACACGGTTGCGAATACGGTACTCATGATGTTTATCACAATGTCTGCCACCTGCTTGATTGTCGGTGCCAGATACCCGATAATTGGTTTGATTACGGTACTCCACGCGGCTGCAAGGAAATCACCTACTGAGCTGATCAGATCAAGAATGTTGTCCCATAGTGGTCTGAGATTTTCTTCCCATAGTTCCTGTAACGCTTCCTTGGCATGATTCAGTACCGGCATCGCAATATCATTCCACAGTTCTAAAACCGTTTTCTTGATATCATTCCAGGCATCTACAATATTTCCAAAAGTACTGCTTCCCTGAGACTCCCACCAGTCCGTAAGAGAACTACCAAGTCCTCCCACAATCTCTCCTACCAGCGAAGCACATTCTACACCGAAATCAAACAGATCCGTGAGCGTACCTTCTATCAGTTCCTGATTGTCTTTCATCCACTGGGATGTGTGTTCTGTGGAAATTTCAAACCCTTCTGCGAAGATTGTTCCCAGTGACATTCCAAATCCAGTACAGCCTGTCAGAATATCATTGATTCCGTTTACAATATCAGGTCCTGCTTTATCCAGTGCCCCGAGCAGATTATTGTATATCTGCTCATTGATATCCGTAAGATTAGTAAATCCGTTCGCAATAGACTGGCTTACATCACTGCTCCAGGATTCTATCTTTTTCCTGTTGCGCTCCAGATAGCTTGCAATTCCATCCAGCCCCAGGTCTACCGCTTTGGCTGTAACAGCAATCTTATTTCCGATTCTGTTTCCGAGATATCCTCCCAGCGGATCCATGATTGTCTCAATGTTTCTGACTGTAGTTTTGGCCAATGGATCCATCTGAGCCATGATTCTTGAAAAATTATCCTTCAGATTTCCGAAATCAATCTTTTTCAGACCATTGTTGAACTGATCTGCAAAATTTTTGACACCGGGAATCTTGAATGCGTCAGAGAGTTTTTTCGAAATTTTATCCGCACTGGCTTCAGCCTCCTGCGTGGAAGTCTGCAAACCAGCGATATCTATTCCTGCAGATCCTCCGGATGCCGAAGAGGAATCTGTCTTTTGGGAGAGTAAATCCAGTTCATCCGACTGAAGTAATCCGCCTAACTTTTTAGCTGCTTTTCCTGCGGCATTAATATTATCACTGATCCCGGCAGACGCATCCTCCGCGGCCGCCATCCCTGTGGCTACATCATTACCTTTCTTTCCGGCAAATTTATCTGTAAACGCTTTAAATACATTCGCCAGCTGTACCAATTTCCCCATCAGGGTATTGATAACCTTGATAGCTGGTGTCAGGACATTGATTAGCCCCTGACCGATTGCCGCCATAAAAGACTCAGTCTGCAGCTTCAGGATTCTGACCTGATTGGCCCAGCCATCAGAAGTCCGCATAAAGTCCCCAGATGCCGTCGCCAGTTTACTCTGAACAAAGGAATACCGTAGGGCTACCTTTTCTGCCTCCGACATAGCCGCAGTGGTCTTCCCGTAGCCGTTGGCCATAGCGTAGGCATCCAGTGCCGTCTGTGTCATGACGACACCAAGATCTTTCAGGCTCTCTGTTTCTCCAGTGAATACCGATTTCAGCTTTGTATATGCTTCGTCCTGAGATATGTTATAAAAAGATGCCACATCTCCCGCCAGTCCTGTCAGAGTGGTAGACATATTGTATGCCTGCTTCTCGCTGAATCCGAAAGCCTTGGCCATTGCACCGAAGGTTCCTGTGTACCTCTTGGCCATCGTCTCGGACAGTCCAAATGCAGTTGCGGCATTCTGCGCAAATTTATCTACCTGCTTCGACATTGCCGGGAATGTTACATCCACAACATTTTGCACTTCACTCAGATCTGATCCCAGTTCGATACACTTCTCACTGAAATCTACGAGCTTTTTTACAGCAAAAGCGGCAGCCAGTTTCTTACCTACTTTCGTAGCCAGGCTCTGGATGCCGCTCATCTGCTTATTAAAGTCCTTTTTATTTACGACCAGATCTAATCCGATCTGTCCAACGCTTGTAGCTTCACTCATAACCAGCCTGCCTTCTAAGACAGGCACATCGGCACAGCGTCTTATAACTTCAACTCAAAAATCTTTTTACAGTCCTTATTTTTACATCGGAAATAAATTCCCCTGCAATGTGCATCTTCCGTCTGCATTGCATTCACCGGATGCCCACAGTAAGGACACACTACTTTTTTCTTATCTACTTTTTCAATGTATATCGCCCCCTGCCAGAGAAATGAACGCATTCTTCAGTTGATCAAGTACTGCTGCCATATTATCAGGTGCTACCTTTTTTGCTCTGTTTGCACGCCATTCATTCCTGATTCTGTGTTGTTCCGGAGTAAAATGGTCTAAAATATCCTTATCCTCCTCGGCCCTGATTGCTACGATCCGTCCCAGCGGTGTCTCCGGTCCGATTCCAATAAGAAGATCCCTAAACTCATCCCACTTCATGGTATCAATTTCTTTTGACAGCCGAATCCCGTACTGCGCCTGGAAGGATGATACGATCAGACTGTAATCTCCGATCAGATCATAGTACGGGTCACTGCTCTCCCGGCTCTTCGTCTCCCGTGATCGTGTCTACTGCTGCCATGATGATTGTCTGGAAATCCTTGAACTGGAGATTCAGTTTATCGATCTTTTTCCGATCCTTCTCATTAAAAATCAGTTCATATACCGCCAACACTTCTTTAGCTGATGTACCCTTCGAAAAAATACCCATGATCTTCAGCACAGTGGCTGCATCGGAATTTACTTCTACGGTAACATCCTTAATCTTCAATACCGGGTTCTCGTCAAAACTCAGCTTTTCTGTAATATCTACGATTTTCTTTGCCATAATAGCCTCCTGTTTTTATGCTGCGGGAGTAATCTCAGGTTTTCCATTGCTCATAATATCGAATTCCAACGGTGCCACAGCTGTAGAGTCTCCTGCTCCAATGTTCTTTACGTTCACGACTGCTCCGGCAAACAGCACCACGGTTCCGTCGGGGAATGTCCACTGGACATCTTTCTCTGCAGAGCGGCCGTTTACCCACGCAAGTGCTGCTACAGCATCATTACCGGCATCTCCTACGTTACGTTTTGCAGTTACGGATATGGTAACTCCCTTACTGGTAAGCAGGCGTCTCACCCATCCTTTTTCTGTAAACGGATGCCATTCCTCTACTCCATTATCGAAAGATACACTGAATGTCTCGCAGTCCGCAATATCAACCATTTTCTTTTCTACACCGCTTGCTGCCGCATTGATCTGGAACTGGTTTTCATAGCATGGATATACTCCTGTAATAGGTGTGCTCATTCTTTTTCACCTTTTCCTTTCTCATAAATAACAGCCATCTCTATGACCCATTCGCAGATACCGGCATCATCTTTTCCGACATCCTGTGGTTCATAAAGAGGCTGTATAAATTTTATCAACTGATCGTTGACCGTTACATTTCTTGCAGCCTTCACCGCATCAAATGCTGTCATGGCTGCCTTTTCTGATTCTCTCGGCGAATTATTCCAGTGAATCAACAGGGTGACATATTTTGTCCCGTAAGATGCAAGCTGTGGTCCTCCTAATGCTGTCTTATACTCCTGCTGATGTTTGCTGTTATAAACACCGATGGACTTCTCCTGCTTGTCCGGCAGGCTTCCCATATATACATGGTCTGCCAGTTCAAGGGATTCCACATAATCCCGCACATCCGATAACATCATAATCCGGCAATCCTCCTGTATATTTGTTTGTATGCTTTCTGGCAGTACTCTGATTTTTTCCCAGAGATCCAGTCCTCATACCATTCGCCTCTTGCATTCGGGTTCTCCGTCTTCTGGAAATGATATTCCGGGTGGAAATAAAGCCGTCTTGCATAGGGTGTGCTGGATATGATACTGACTTTTCCCTGGCTGCTCTCCGAATAATCAACAAAAGTGCTCTCGTTTTGCAGATTGCCGGTATCCCTTGGGAACACCTGTGCCTGCACTACATTGGTATGCAACGCCTCAGCGGTCTGCTCTAAAGCCACCACCTGTGCTCTTGTGAGCTGTTGAATCTTCGGAAAATTCAGTTTTACTGTAGAATTTACACTGATCATATCAGCAGCACCTCCGTATAGTTGACTGTTCCATCCGGGTTTCTCGCCTTACGGCCCTCAAGAATCCTGCGTTTTGCACCGAATATCACCGCACTGCCTCCTGATATGACCGTAAGCTCCGGGCATATATCTCCGGGAAACAATGCTGTCCCTGTAATCTCTATGAGTTTCTTCTCCGATGTCAGCACAGTCTTGGCTTTATCCTGATAGTTACATTTTCCAGAATATTCCACCGGCTTCAATGGCTCCCCGTATTTGTTCAGTCCTTCCTGATCTATCGCAACGGAGATATCTGTCTTGCATAATCTTTTGGGCACCAGACACGGATATTTCATGGAATCACCTCGCAATTCTGCAACACAGACCCGTCTGCATCAGCAACGAATAGACATCCCGCTTCATGGCAATACCTTTTTCCATGAAAACATTCCAGGAACTTCCGAACTGTGCGGATACTCCATTTATGCTATAGCTGGATAAAATCGTATTGATTTCATCTGCATTCTCATATTCGAAATCTGCCTGCAGGCAGACAACTTCTTTTATCGTCTCCTGTTGAAAAGCTGTCAGATGATCGAATCCTGCAGCCACAATCCGGTTAAATGTCAGGCTGTCAATATGTCGGCATGCCTGACGGAGTGCCTTTTCAAGCTCTTCGTCAGGAATCACGCTGCCATTATAGATCTCTGTGTACTCTTCTTTTCTTACATAAGGTTTATAGGACATATGCCCTCCTTACTCCCCGGTGTACTCCGTGGTATCCACATCTACATAGACGCTATCCACTTTACCGTCACGACCATTCGGGAATACAAAAGTGTCAGACAGAGATCTGTTCTGGTACAGGTATCCGTCTCCTTCGGTATGTGTTCCGGGATTGAAATAATAGATAGAAGCGATCTTGGGAACCGTCTTACAGGTCTGTCCGCATGCCACCAGTACATTGATCTTATGAGCTCCGGTTACCGCTTCGATATTATGCGTGCTGTCTGCTGCAACTTTTTTCAGAGGAGCAAATCCACCCTCAGCAGGCTCCCAGTCGAAAGCATCATAGAAACGCTCATCATCAATAACCTCCATGATGGGAACGCCATCAATTTCCGTTACTCTGGTCTCGATACCAATACCGCCCTCAGCGATCTGCGTAAGTTCAATCTTACGGGTAAATTCTGTAGACTGCTCCAGTGCATCCATAATAGGGCTGGCCACATACATAAGCAGGCTGCCGTTTGCCTTATACCGTCTCAACTTTCCTTTCGCAAGGATGTCCTTCAGCATTCCGAATACCTTTGCCTTAGTATAAGCAGAAATAGCGGTCTGGCTGTGATATCCCTCTGTCTTCTGTGCCACCTGTGCCACACGGGAGAAGAACAGGGCATCTGTCTCAGGCACTACCTGAGTCTGTTCGAAGGTTCTGGAGATATTCTGCATGGATGCAGTTGCGTTGGTCTCATCCACATCTGCCTTGTCTACCAGGAACTGAACGTCTCTGTCATGGGTTACTGTAAACGGAACATCTGTCTGATCGAAGGATCCCATGTTCCAACCACCGGTTCTCTTGTGATTCTTATAACCAGTGGTGCTCATCTGTGTAAAGTGGAATGTCTTCGCATCCAGCCATCTTACATTAGATGTAATGAAGGGAGAGGTTAACGCTCCCTGCATCAGAATCTGCAGGAGTTCAGGACTCCACTGCTGTGCATAGTTTAAATTAGGCATATCTTATACCTTCCTTTCCTTAGTTCCACCGATTCCATCTTTTGGTCGGTGTCTGTTGCTGTTGTACGGTTGCCTGCTGTGTATGCTGCGAAGGATCTCCGCCTGTCCCTACATGAAGGAAACCTGTAGTATCTGTCTCCTGCGGCTTTAATGCAGGAATATCCTCCAACACCTTATTCAGGGCTTCCGTAAGTTTCTCATTGCTGATCTTTCCATCCTGTCCTACTGTCTGGCTGAAATCTGCCATCTTCAGTACATAGGGAATGGATGTTACGCTGATTCCCAGTCCGACTGCTGCCATCGTCGCTGCCTGCTGGATCTGTGCCTGTCTTGCCTCAGCTGCTGCGGTTGCAGCCTGCTGTTGCAATGCTTCCACATTCGGCTGATTTGCCGCCTTCTGTTCCTTGAAGGTTGCTATAGCCTGTTCCACCTCCTGTTGGGAAAGTCCCTGCTGCTTGAAATAGGCTTTCAATGCCGTATCCTCTTTTGCCGCAAGCGTTCCATCCAACATCTGCTGGATTTTCCCATAGTCAATCTGCGGTGTTGCATTCTGCTGTGACTGCTGATCAGTCTGTTCTCCTGCCGGTGCTCCGCCCTGGCTTCCATCGGGGTCTAAGAATCTTCTTACTGTCTTGTAAAACATAACGTGCTCCTTTCCATTTTGAGGGTGTCACCCTTACTGCGATCCATTGTCTTCGGTGTCTCCGGTCACGCTGCAGTTTATTGCCTTGCTCGTGTTTGGGCATAAAAAAACACGCCATGAAGCGTGTTGATTCCAGATTATTTGTTGCACCGGTGCAATTTTCTTTTTTCGAGATAAAAATACCACCAATCTACTGACCGGTGGCTTCATGTTCTTTTACCATTCTTCGCAAACGTTCTTTATAATCCTCATAGCTTTTATCTTTTCCGATGATGTATGCGGCATCTCCCATTTTTTCGGAGAAGGATAATACTTTCCTGCGCAACTCCTGCAGTTCCTCATCGTTTTTCATTTTTTCAACAAATTCTTTTTTGAACATAATTACCTCTTTAGCACTTTCATAAATGCTTCATATAGCTCTGGCAATTCACTTTTTATGAATTCTACAGTTATATCATCCGACTGATACAATGCAGCATATATATCCGCAAATATCTCCGACTCCGCATATCCGGGTTTACCTATGTATTGTGATTCATGTCTGTATACTCCTGTAATCACATTGTCTGTTATGCATGACATTATATCACTGATGAAGTAATTGTACTCTAAATCACCATTTACAGCAAGTCTCCGTTGATACTTCTCCTTTTTTTGCAATATTTTGTTTTCTGTATTTTTTATTGCCTCTGCGAATTCAGCATACATGGGACTGCCATACTCATTATGATCAATTCTATGGGCTATTTCATGCGCCAGCACATGCTTGTAGTTCTCCTCTTCATACTGCGGATGTCTCGGATTGATAATTATCAAATCATTATCAAGATCATACGAAAATGCATATTCTGACAGTTCATCTATCTTGATGCACTCATCTCTTGTGTACTGATCCACTAAATCGATCATGCTCTGCGGAGTATCCGATCTCGGCACTTTCACCTCATCAGGAACTTTATACCGGTCTTCCGTTTCCTGACTCCATTCTTTTTCCTTCGCACGGTACTTGCTTTTATTCTCCGGATCCAGTGAAAATGATGCTAATCTATGGAATTTTTTCTCCTGTCTCTCTGCATATTGCTGTCTTGCTTCTTTCCTGTTCTGTTCTTCGATATCTTCTATGTCTTTTTTACTGTATTCATTATCCAAATCCTCCAGTTCTGGAAAATAGGTAGTGTGGCTGTCTCTGCATCTAGGGTGGTATAGTCCTGCTGCTATTGCCGCGCTCATCAGGGGATATGGTCCATCCTTGGCGCTTCCACCGCTCCATACATCATCGATCAGTATCTTACCAACAAACGGTAAACACTTGGGGCAGGGATTTCCACGCTTATTCATGATCACCGTGGATATCCCCCATTCCTGCCTTTTCTGCCCTTCCCCCTGCAGGTATGCACGCTTACTGGCTGTCCGTATTGCCATGTCCGCATAGTCTGCCAATGTGTGTCTGGATCCATTGGCATATTCCACACAGTTAAGACCAGTGGCAATGAAATCCTTTGTAGCCATGTCTACCGCCTTCTCATAAGTCCCTGCTCCACTGTTGGCATATACCTGAGCATTAAAAATAATCTTACGATATTGGTCATTTGCCATGCGCAGGACGGCTGTCTCAGCCTTTTCCATGTCTGATGTGGTCGCCCGGATCAGCGCCTCCAGCTTCCTCTGGTTCAACCGGAAGAATGCCGCCGATGCTCCCGGACTTACTCTTCTTGCTGGGAAACCTTTCTTTATAGCCTCCAGTATGGCTATCTCCTGCTCCATATCTCCTTCATCCCTGGCAGTACTGATCAGCACTTCGATCCGGTTATTAATGTCTTTAAATTTTGTACCAAATCGTTCCTGATTCTCTTTTCTGTACTTTTCCAACGACCGGAGCTGCTCTGTCTGCCACATGGACCACTGCTTATCTTCATCGATTTCCTCAATCTTATGTCTTCGCATATTCCGGATCATGGAAGCAATGAGTTCATTCTCAATAGCTTCGAATGCTGCTCCGATATCATATTCTGAATTTATCTTAGGCATCTAATCACCTGCCGTTTGCATATACCTTGAATCCCTGGCTTCTGAACTGTCTGGTCAATGTCTTGATCTGCGTGACGCTGGTACAATGATCACAGCGAAGTTCCGCATAATTACCTTTTTCCACTGCATAGATTCCTTTCGGTACCTGCTCACTGGCCACCTTCAGAAGTCCCTGGTACTCCTCCCGGTTCATCCGGTATGTTTTTTTCGCTACTTTTACTTCCATCACTACCTCCAGTAAATCCGTTTATCCTGAATTCTCCTGCATCCGTTCTGATCTCCGGCTCCGGAATGCTCTGAATCCCCTGCTCTGCCTTGAGCCTTGCGATTTCTTCTCGTTTGCAATCATCGTCCAGACTGTCACCGTATAGTTCCTCCACACAGCGCTCAATGCTCATGATTCCGCTCTGCTTTGCCTTACCAACTGTTTCCACCTGAGATTCAAATGAAGGATTGGCATATTCTCCAAATGGGAGATTTACCTCTACACTTTCCACTGCCTCATTCTTCATCAGGTGATATGCGTTGATACACATGGATACTACCTGTGGCAATACTGTCTGAAGAGTTTCCACGATAATGTTTCTTGTGTACAGCGTTGTTTTTTCTTTTTCACGCTGCGCTTCTGCATTATCCAGTTTTTTTACATCAATCCCCAGTGTAGAAGGACTGATGATCCCCTGCAGGCAAAGGTCCAGTGCCGTACAGTAGGAAGCCTGATAGCTGTCATGAGGAATGCTCGGCTGGTCTGTACTGATTACGTTTTTCTGCCCTTCGCGCTGGTCTCCTTCTGCTGCAAAATATCTGTTATCGAACGGATTCGGTGTTATCGCAGCTCCTGTTTCCGGATCCCTCGGAACCAGACAGTCCGGAATATATGTTTTGGCTCTTCCTGCTCTCAGCGCATCCATCCACTGGCTCCATACTTCATCTAGCGCATCATAGCTGTCCACCTTTCCGTCAAAGATACTTCCGCCACGTCCTTCATATTTTGCCGACTTATAGAACATCATAGGCACCGCCAGCATAACGCTTTTATCGAAGGTCACATCTTCCAGTGAATTGGTTATCTGTAGTGTAGTCAGCGGAACCTGTCTGTTATCCAGATACAGTTCGTTCTTTACATACCCATATCCATATACCTCATTGAGCACATATGTCTTTCCTCCTCCGCTGTATGGTGTCTTAAATATCACTTCCCGGACCTTGTCCTTTTTCCGTATGATTTCGACACGATCCCCGGCATACCATTCTAAAATCGGATACTCACTGACTTCTGTATCAATGGACACTTTAAAAGCCCCGTCTCCGATATACAGTGCTTCTTTGATTGCATCCTCTACCTTATCGGCAAAGTTATTATTCTCAGGCTTTGCAATGTCTTTCCATATCTGTTTCTGCATTTCGTTCTCTGAGGAAAATTCAAATTCCCCCATATCTGGAAGGACTACTGCTGCCAGAGTTCTCACCGTAAGCGCCGGAACACCTGTGTGGATCTTGCGCATTTCCATCCCCGGTGTACTCTTGCTGGACCAGAATTTATATTTATCTGCATATTCCGCATTCTGCTCATAGAACTGCTCCAGTTCGTTGCTGTCACCACGATACCAGATGCGGTTTCGGATCGCATTCCCCTCGAAGTCCATCATCTCATTGATATTGAACACATAAGGATTCGCCGGAGAAACATTCAGCCAGCTCCGTATACCTCTTTTGATATTCTCATTTATCTTTTCCATCAGGTTCACCTCTGTTTATCCTCCTCGAATCCAATCATATTCCGGTATGGAATCCATCCGTACTGGTTTGCATTGATCGTATGGTCGTTCTTATCCTCCGGTACCGGGACATCCTCTTCCTCGTCCCATGAATAGCGTTCCAATTCTGAGATATGGTTTGTGCAATCCTCAACTACCAGATAGCAGTCCTGCTGGATCCATCCCAGCTGTAAATTGATACGATCCAGTATTGTTACCTTTTGTAGGACTCAATGAAATTGTAAAGGCACCCATGCAGGCGCTTATACTTCCGAAGTTCTGTTATTGTCGCCGCATCCGCGCAGTCAACAAAGGATTCTTTTGCAAATCCCCATTCCGATCTGCATCTATCCAGAAAAGCTATAAACTTTACCGTTGTGTCAGATGGTGCCAACGGCACACTGAGATCAGCATTGCTATACACCATTTCAGCCAGTGTGATCAGCTTGCGGTCATCCGTAATGCCCTGGAAGATCATTGCAATGGTATCCGGAGATTTTGAGGAATATGATGTATCCAGTCCGGCCGTAAACTTCCTGAAACGGATCTTCCCATCTGCAATCTGTTTCTTCACCCATGCAGCAGTAACAACATGTTTCTTTCTGACAAAGTTGGCGAATACCAACCCTGTCGCTTTTCCGCGGAGACCCTGGATCTTATTTTTCCAGATCTTTGTTCCCTTCGGTGTGTTTTGCAGGATCATCTGCAGTTTATCCGGTGGAAGGCCTGCATTGTCTTTAAAAGAAAAGAACCAATGGATCCATCCGTCCTTTGGCTCTTCTTTCAGTTCCTCTATGATTTCCTGTGGTGTCTCATCCTTCCATTCCGGAAGAGGACGTGCACAGTTGATATATTCTTTGTACACCGGCAGTCCCGGATCGTCTGGGTTTAGTGTTGCCATCAGATAATCACATCTCATGGATGCTTCTCTGACAAAATCTATGTCTGCGGTATTTACTTCATCTATGTACAGACAGCCATATTGTCCACCCAGGGCCTTCTTCCACTTTCTCTTGTTACCGTAGCCCAGCACATAAATGACTTTATCTCCCCTGCCAGTATGCAGAATCAGATGTGGAATCTTATCGTCTTTGGTTCCACTGCCGTTATATTCCACCAGAATGCCAAAATCATCCAGTATACCAAGGTCTTTGTTGATGATGTTCTTCTCAGCAGTTCCGGTGTCATCCGCAGCAATGATGTGAAGCTTCTTGGGACTTTCCGCTACTTTAAGCATAAACTTGAAGATTCCTACCGTTGTTTTACCTGCCGCCGTGGTTCCTTCCAGAAATTCCACCGGAGCATCACATTTCAGGAATGCTTTGTATTTCTCTGACAACAGGAGCTTACTTGCGCTCATTACCCATCACCACGCATCTGTCTGATCAGGTCATCCAGTTTACTCTGTTCGGACTTGAGTTCTCCGGAGATCTGGACATCCTGTTTATCTCTCCATTTATCCGGTTTTCGGTTCTTCAACCAGAATATCTGGGCTGTGGTATCCGGCTCTACTTCTTTTACTTTTCGTTCCACAAGCATTTCTTTTGTTTTGGGAAACTTCTCTCTTACAAGCATCAGCTCATCATCTGTTGCCTCCGGATGCTCCAGTTTGTAGCGATTCATATATTCAAATAGCTTTTGACTATATTCTTCCTGCTCCATCGGAACGCTTACATATTTGTCTTCTGTATACCGATATCCCAGTGCCCTTTTCAAGAGCGCATTTTCTACTTGCAGGTCCACAACTTCCTTTCCCCTTTTTAGGGTGTCCGAAATGTCCGGATACAATTTTTTCCATTCATTTAATGTAGACCTGGAGATTCCCATATTACCAGCGATCTGCTCTTCTGTTAGTCCATCCCTTGTCCATCCTTCCAGCTTTAGTAAGCCTTCCGGTGTCAGCCAATATTTATATTTGCCCTTTGCCATCTGCTCACCATCTCTCTAAAGTTGCACCGGTGCAACTCCACGAAAAAAGGCAACGCAGCTATCTGCATTGCCCTGTCACTAATTTATCACGATACTATATTATCACATTTGACATGCGAAATCATGCCATCTTTTACTTTAACTCCCCAATATACCTTCCAATCTGTTCTATAGTCTTAAAAACTATCCTCTTCATTTGTCTCTCACTGTACGAGGCACCACCGATTTTTAGGTAGGGAATCGGTGCTCTGAGACCTTTACTCCAGTACCTGATCCGGATTACCTTCTGTTCTTCTGGTCGAAGAGAATTATATACAAATTCCACTGCCTCAATCTCTTTCTTGATCCGTTCATGGTATACGGATGTCATCTTCAGGGCTTTTGCCTCTGTGACAGACTGTGCCTTGTCTCTTTCCTTGGCAGGATCCGACGGACGACTGCTGCCTCCCGCCGGTGATGCCATAATGTCCGATATGTACTCCTCATATTCTTTCTTGCGTTGGGGATACCGTAATAATATAGTTTCGATAATCCGCCAGCTTGCTCTGTTAATTCTTTGCATCGATGCTTTCTCCTTTCTGTTGCACCGGTGCAATTCCGGTGCGGTTACTATGCTACTCTGTTATATTTGTGCTGCATCTCTTCGATGTCATCTATCAGGTAATACTGGACTGTCATGTCCGGCTTTGCATGTCCCAGTAATTTACTTACCAGCAATACATCCCCTGTCTTACGATACAGTACACTTGCAAATGTCTTACGATACACATGCACGGTTGCTGTTATCCTGGTTACTCCGCCACGGACAGCCATTTCTTTAGCCAGCCTTTCAATTCCATACTCTTTCATTCTGTTATGCGGTGCCCGATCTGCCAAAAACAGCGGATCAGTTCCAGGTCTGTCACCGATATAATTTCTCAATGCCATCACAGCTACTGGAGTGAGCATTCCTGTGCGATAGGTATCCGTTTTTTCGGCATAAATTGATACCTGCTTATTTGTCAGATCAATATCTGACACGTTGAGGTAAGAGATTTCACCTACACGCATGCCGGTACAGATCATCAATTCAAACAAAGCCTTTTCCTTGGGTGTCTGCAATGCATAACGGATAGTTTCCACTTCCTCATCCGTCAGGCGAACCTTTTTCTTTTTCACCTGCTTAACACGATCAACGCCATCAATGATATTATTCTTGATGTGCTGTTTGCGGAATGCCCAGCCGAAGAACGTGCAGAGATACCGGTATATGGTGGACTTATAATTTTGGCTGATATGATCCCGGTAACTCCTGATAGCAAGGTAATCTGTGATATCCTGTGCTGTCACATATTTATAATTTCTTCCAACAAAGTCAAAAAACGTTTTAATGACTCCGATGTAGCTCTTGATCGTGCCTGCATGGAGTCCTGCTGCCACCATGTCCACGCAGTACCTCTGCATTAACCACTCATTGTCATGCTCAATAGTCATAGGCAGCTGTTTGATCTCTGCCAGCTCAAAGTCCTGCAATTTTACGTAAAGCGTAATCTTCATGCGGTCGATCTGCTCTCGTGTCATGGTATCTCGTAATTCATAGGCAACATCATTGATCAGGTCATTTTTGGTCATACTCGCACCTCTTTCGTATTGCCTAAGGTATCACATTATGGTATGATGTCCTTAAGCAGTTGAGCGGTAGATGATATCTTTGGTTGGATGGTCTACCGCTGTTTTATTGGTTACGATTGCAGGCTCCTCTGCAGTTGGCTCTAAAATTGTGTATGATACTTATTACTCTTTTTCTATCACTCCTTCACTAACTATCCCATTTATCCCATCGGCCGTCAATTCTCTGCCGCACAGCGGGCAGATTTTTATTTTTATTGCTCCCATCGGCTCGTTTTCACTATTGGCAAAGAGCATATAATTTTCTGCTCCCAGCCTAATAGTTCCATGTTTGCCGCTTACATTTGCATACTTCTCGCAAAAATCACACATTTCCGCTCTCCTTCACTAACTTTCAGTTTACCTATCGAACATACTCATCTGTCCGGGTATGTCGTTGCTCTGCATCCACCATAAATATACTTCCTCTCCGCACGTCCACTTTGTGTTCTTTCCTCGGAATCTCCTCATTTCAAGCATCCGATCAAATGCTCTTATATACGCAGTTTTATATTTGGGGAAATCATATATTTCCCGTTCTCTCTGACATTTTTTTGCCAGAGGACAGGCTATACACCCAAGTCTATCGTATCCCCAGGAATACATCTCACAAACCGGTATATTTTCGCCATTGATAACATTCCATATATCCACTGCTTTCCAGTCAATAATTGGATTAACTACAGTTTTAGCTTTCATCTGGCAGTTTTCAAATAACCGTCTCGTATCGTCATTGTCTGTTATAAGCATTTTTTCATCAGAAACACCTATGCTTTTATTTGCTGTCTTTCCGAGGACTTCAAATGCACTCCTACTGCTTCTCGCCGAGCTTTCTTCCCATCTAACACCAGTGGCAATCATCCGGTTCGCATTTCCACCTTCTTTCAATTCTGAACAGCAATACCGAACAACCCTCGTTGGTGGCATCAGCTTCATAGGAATCAAATTCCACATTGTCACTCGCTGTCCGTTTCCCTTATCATGATAATCTACAGTACACTTAACACCTTTCAATTCTAATCTTCTGAATGTTTCTCTTATATGGTAGACCGTAGGTGGCGCATCTACTGTGGTATGTGAATTGTGAACCTCAAACGGTATTCCGCTTTGCTCAAACACCCACAGTAATGCGTCCGAATCTTTTCCTCCCGAATACTCGCAAACAAGCGGTTTCCCATAATGTGATATGGACATTTCACTTGCCAGTCTCACACGATCTATTGATCTCTTAATAAAATCTTCCAACACACCACACTACATTTATCCGTGTGGTAAATTTACAATCTGCCTTGTAGTCTTTGGGAGTTATTACCGCTTGCCGTTAGCATTTTCTGGGGCGATACCTAAGCAGCGTGTTAATAGCTGCTATTTCTCAGGCGAACCATGACATTCCATTCTGGCATTTATCAATTTTTACAACCCGGATTCTGATTCCGGGAAACCTCGTTTCACGAGGATAAGTGTTATTCCTTTCTTCTATCTATCACTACTTGCTCCTTTGCTAAATCCTAAGTTAGCTTATTAACCTCTGTCCACATTTCGGACAGTATTCATCGCTCACTTCTGCGTCATTGCATCCGTTTTCCTCTAAACAGTTGGGGCAGATGTATTCGTCCACATGGATCTCGCAGACTTTCATTGGAATCTGCTTCTTAAGAGCCTTTATTCCCATTTGTGCGGCTGCATAAGTCTCATCTGCCACAGGGCAGCAATGCCAGCTATTCAATTCTTCTATTGCGTCGCTAATTGGAGTAATATCCATAAGTCCAGCAACCTGATCCGTCACTTGTCCTGTGTACAACGCATATTCGTTCATAATTATTTGGATTATGCAATTACCACAGTCACCTGTACATGACTCTGATCCCTCACACGGCATCTCTACATCATCCGGGATACTTTCTCCTCCGCTTGTAAGTGGATTCGTCATGGTACAGCATTCTTCCGGCACCCATACTCCTTCATCAAATTCAACCATTTTTATCATTTTGCCATCTCCTTTCCCTGCCATTGCAGTCCCATTGTTGTGAGTTCACCGTAGGAGAAACACCTTGTAAAGCCTGTCTTGCAATCTCTGGTCTGGACCATATGCGGATAAACCGCTATTACCTCGTATTCCCTGGTCTCGCTGATAAATCGGTGTTGTCCCCGTCCGCGGGTCTCCAGCGGCTCCTCGATGATCTTGTGTTCTGTTTTGATGATAGTGCCTATATGTACATTATGGATGCGCGGCGCAGGATCCGGCAGAAGATTGCCGTCCCAGTCCTTATACTCCTGCATTGTAGTCTCCTTCCTGGACGACTGCTGCCTCTTGGTATCAGCGGCCGCCCCGTGGCTTCGTTTACAGTGTCTATTGTGATTCACTTTATCCAAAAGGCTTATTGATTTTTCTGGACTGCCAGTGCTTTCTGTACGGCAGCATAGTAATTATTCACTCCTGCAATCAGGATCTCCGTCTCGGTCTTTGCCATTTTTTCGGCGCAGTATTCCAGTCGCCGCTTTTCCTCCGGCGTCATCCGGATGATCTTGCTTATTGTTCTGCTTTTCATCTCTGCGCTCCTTTCGTGTATATACAAATTTGTATATACATCATCCCCACTTGTTATAGGTCAGGGCATCCTCGCTCCAGTCTGGATAATGATCCTGCAAATACACTCGGAAGAGTTGCAGCATCTCCTCCCGTCTGCCCTTGTTTCCGTTATCCAGCATCTCATGGTGACTCTGGCAGCCCAATGCACCATTCTGCGGGATCCCGAGACCACCCCGGGAGCGCGGTATGTAGTGCATGATGCTCTGCAGCTGCTGTCCGTACCAGGTGACGTCCTCCATGTGATATCCCATACGGCAAAAGATGCACTGGTACAGATCCCGCTCCTTGATGCTCTGACGAGAGGCGGCATTAAACTCCCTCGCTCTCGCCTGTTTCGACATCTTCGGCATCCTGTCCGCCCCCTTTGCTGAGTTCTTCCAGACGGTCCAGATAACCAGCGATATCGGACAGCTGCTGTCTGGCGGCGCTGATCAGATCCATCTCGACATATCGTACCAGGTTCTCCACGCTGCCACGGATGGACTTACGGTAAGCGTCTCTCTTGTCACCCTCGTCCGGACAGTATTGCGGAAAGTCTTTTTCTATGTCGGTCTGCCCCGGTACCTGTTCTTCCGTGACCATGGCTTCGGTATTCTGATTATCCGTGCCAAACTCCTTGCCCACCGTGTCGGAATCCACACAAGCCGTGTCATTTACCTGTGTTTCCGGTTCATTTTCTGCTGGATCCGGTTCAGCTCCCGGAATGGTCATCTGCTCAGGCTTCTTTTCCGGTTCCATGGTCTTTTTCTTCGGCTCTGTATTTGCCTTGGTTACACGGGATTCCTTGCGCTTTTCCGGTTTCTTTTCTTTCGGAGAGTCGGTCGGTTGCACCGGTGCAATTTCCGGTTCTTCCGGTGTTAAGTCCTCGCCATATAACATCTTGTACTTCTCCTCAGGACTGCTGCCTCCAAGAAACAGGGAATCTACCTCAAGGCAGATTTTTTGTGGTGCATATTCATGGCGCTCCATTGTTTTCATATTGATTAGCTTTGCACCATCAGGATTTACAATGATCTGTGTACGGCGTTCTCCCGGGATACGGACGGTATAGACTGCGTCTCCCTGCGGTATCAGGGCATCCATAATGTATGTATTAAGCGGATGCATGTCTGTGTTGCAGATCGTCCACAGCTTCCGGAAGAGATCTTCCTGCTCCTTACCCAACTGCCAAAGGTTACGGTACAGCGGCGATCCCTCCGGCGGAAGCATTGGCTTGTCCGTTACGGCTACTGCCTCCGCCCGCTCTATCTCGACCTCGATGTCCGTGACCTTGTCCTCCGCATCCACCTCGTCTTTAATGTCCTGGATCTCCGCCTTGGACAGTGTGGGTGGAAGTGCCTCATTGATCTCGTCCGGGATCTGCAGCATCAAAGTAAGCTTTGCATACCCAAATCCCTTGTAGCTCGGGAGCAAATGATCAGAGTAGCCATCCTCTGAAAATCTATCATTGATGCTGATAAAACGGCTTACCTGCGTCTTATCTATGCCATATTCTGCCTTGGCAAAGTCTGTTACAGTCGCATATCCGCTCTCTTCCAGTACATTTGTATCCCTGGCCACCTTGAGCAGATAACCGATTTGTACAAAGTCCTCTGCTGTCCGGGTGAGGACTGCATCCAGCTCCTGTTTATATTCCTGATATGTTTTTTGATAAATGATATGTTCCATTACCTGTCTCCTTTTAATATACTTTTGGTGCTCTCTGAATAAATTTCTCCTCGTATCAGACTCAACATGATATCTTCCCCGAATTCTTCCACCTTGGACTCTCCGCCGTGTACTTCCAGCACGTCATCTATAGGTACTATGATTGCAGGTCTTCCCGCACACGTCCGAAACATTATCTTGCTTTCGTCGATCTTATCTACTCTTGCATGCGCCCATTTTATATCCCCGTCTGTCTGAAATCTGAACAAGTATATCCCTCGTTCCCTTACTGCCACTCTATTAATTTCATGCTGTTTGCCCTTTATGTCTGCAAAATACATTTAAACTACCTCCATCAGATCTTCCGCCAGTCCTTTGAGGACCACGGTATTATTCTTAGCCTTCAGCTCTTCTATATTTTTCTGCCGCAGGATCTCACTCTGTGCAGCATATTCATGGTCCTGCTTACTCATACGCTTACGAATCACCTTTTGCCATTCCCGCAAGAACGGCTTTATCTCCTCAATGCCCGGCTCCTCGTCGTATGCTCCGCGATGCTGGCGGATGGTCCCGCCCGGTTCTACCTCGATAGTATAAAAAGGCTTGTCCGGGGACGACTGCTGCCTCAGAAAGCAGATATATGTCTCTCTGCTGACAATTCGGTCAAAGTACCGCTCTGTATTGCCTACACAGTGATGCAGTGCCATTCCTTCCGCAGTAATCTCCATAAAGTTCTTCGGAACCACAATGCAATAGGTGTCGTTCTGATATTCAAACTTCGCACTGATCTCAGAGAGGATATCTTCATACCCGGGATACTTGTCCCTCATCTCCTGCGCCTGTCTTGCCGCTTCTCTTGCATCCCGTTTCCGCTGGATTTCTTCCCTGCGCAGTTCCATCTCTGCATTGACTTCATCATGCCGCCTCTTCAATTCTCTTGGACGGTGCACCAGAGCATCCTCCATGTGTTTCCCTAAATTCATTGCCATGGTGAGATAATCTTCGTACTGATCCCAGACTCCCGCTATCGTTCTGCTGGGATAGCTTTCTTTTTTCTGCCGGTTGATGTAATTCATTAACTGTTCCGGTGTCAGGTATTTTCCCGCTTCCGACTGCAGATATTTATCCGGTTCGATCTTATTTTTTTCTGCCCAGGATATGTACTGCTCTGACAGCTTCTTTTTGTTGAGGTCGGACCACTGCAGCCAGCGCAGCATACACATTCCGCCGTCTGCCTGTCTGAGACGGTTGATCAGCTGTTTATCCTCTATCTGCAGGATCTCTTCTACGCTTTCCCCGGATACATCAATCGTTTTCCCAGAATATCCTCCCCAGTAGGTGATGCACTGTGACAGTTCATCCAGCAAGCGGTTAAAGCGTCCCTTTGCCATATATTCTGCGATACCGGTAAACTCTCTGTTACTTTCCGCCATGAGACCGTTATAGTGCGCTTTTATTCCCATCTGGGCAAGCTTCGGAAATACATCTGTCCATGCCTCATATGCCGTACCCTGTAATCCGGCCTGAATACCTTCTGTGTCCGGATACAGGTAGGCGCTGTGCCACCGACGGCTGCTGTTATTTCCTGTGCTCCATCCCGGCCAGTACTGGCTCCCATAGTAATAAATTTTCATGATATCCTTTGCTGTGTTCCGCAGCATCATCAGCCGGATGTGCTCCTCCAGTTCCGTGGTTCTTGTTCCGTATCTGTCCCACTCTACGGTCACCTTGAAGTGCCGCTCCACTCCCTGTTTATCATCCACGTCATGGATCATGGTAAGCCAGTCTGTTGCAACGATTAATAAATCCGCTCTCTTATCCACGGTCAGTGTATGTCCACACAGCGGGCAGGTGATCTGCTTCCTGTGCTTTACCGGGATGCCTGCTGCCTCTTCCGGAAAATTCCCACCACAGGCCGTACAATGGCAGGTCTTTTTCTGCTTGTCATAAAAGGCATACTGGAGATCCCCTACCATCTGCTCTGTGATCCAGTCATATACTTCCTTCCCCGGACGCGGACATTTGCTCATCAGTCTGCGGATGCGCTCTTCTTTGCTGTTTCTGGCCTGTTCCCGCTTTTCTGCGTTATAGTCCGTCTCCATCCGCTCTATGCGCTGCAGTACATCTTTTACCCAATCCTTCTTCTCTCTGGTAAGACTATCCAGTTTCCGGATCTGCTCCGGTGTCAGCCATTCTTTCTCTTTCAGCCGGTAATCCCACTGACTTCTTTCGTAGTTATCTGTACAGCTGTTGATATTTGTTGCCTGCTTTATGCCGGTATCCGGATAATAGGTGCCGTACTCCCATGTTTTCAGGTTGATCGCATGACGGCAGGTATTATTTCCGCCCCTCCACACATCCAGGATCAGGTAATTCTCCGTTGTCTGGAATGTGATCTGCTTAGTTCTTTTTGCATCTGCCGGTATCATCGGCGCCCTGAGTATTTCTGTCCACTTCATGACTGCTGCCTCCTCTCTGCTTCTGCCAGGTCCTCCAGCGTGTACCACACGCCCGGCAGGATATAGACTCCATCCACATCAAAAATCTTGGCCGCCGTGATCTTTCCTTTTTCTTCCCGGATCAGCCCCAGGTGTGCTCCGTCACAGCCGCTTACTTTGGGATGGATTCCCCTGGCAATGGCGATCCCGTCGGGGATTCTGATCTCTGCTGTGTTCTCCTTTACCTGCACCATAAGGTTAGACGCTTCCCAATTATCCCGGCGAGGATGATGTATCATGTAAAGCATGGCTTCTTTGGCGATATCACGGTTGGTCAGTTCTTTCAACAATGTCAGCCTCGTGCATGCAATGCGTGTATTACTGCCGTCTTCCGCTATGTCTCCTTCTGCCTTTGCCTTAAAATACCGGTGATCCCTACCCAGTCCATAGTATCTCGCACAGTCCAGTACATACTCGCAGGCATGGAGACCGGTATCACCGCACTTTGATTTTTCTGCTGTAGCCGGTACGCCCAACTGATACTGGAATGTTCCCTGCCCCATCGTGCAGGTCATATCATTGTTCGTTGCTTTGTATACGATCATTTCTTTTCTCCCATGTAATAATCCAAGATGATCTTTTTCAGATCATCCCGGCTGCACATCCCGATCTGTCCGGCACTCTCCGGCAGTCCTGCTGCCTTCGTGATTCTCCGGTCAACCGTTACTCGGTTTTTCGATGCCATCTTCAGTCCGGCGGCCAGCACGTCCAGTAACTGCTTGCCCGGGGCAAATACAGCATTTGCCAACGCAGCACCGTCCTCCGGATGATCCATCGGATAGTCTGTCAGCATCTGTACGATAAAGTCCTTCCAGTCCTTCATTTGACTTTCAAGGTGCAGGTCCTGTTCCTCCATGTTCAGCTTGCCGATGGCCGCCATCGTGGCATTACAGAGAAAGTCTTCCGGGTCCTCGCTCTCCATGTACTCCTCGGCATCTTCTTTCTCCAGTCCGTTCTCAACAGCGATCCCGATCAGCGCTTCCAGGTCTCCCTCTTCCTTCTGGGCGGCTGCTGCCCTGTTCAACTCCTCTACTGTATTAAAAACTCCAAATTTCTTCTCCATCTTTTCTCCTTTCCCCGGTTGCACCGGTGCAACTTGTAAATTTTCTTTACCAGTTCAGTCGGTTTCACCTTGTAACCGACTGTTTTTCTGTCAAATTGTTATATTTTCCATGTTTTGTTGACGTTAACAAAATCGTCTCTAATATGAGTACTCTACTCATGCTGTTAGTTTTTCAATACATCTGCAAAAATGTCTTTTAATGCCCGCTTCAGCGGCAGATTAAACCGCATCCACTCCGCATATTCGTGCTTTTCGCTCTCCGCGAGCAGGATATGTCCTCCGTCCTCAACCTCCTGCAGGACCATTTCCCATAGGATAGCATTCTTGACGTCGTTTCCCCTGGCGCTCTTCCATCCGTCCCTTCTCCACTTCTCCGGCCAGTGCTGCTGTATGGCTGCTGCCACATTGCTGCACTCTGTGTGGATCACCACCGTGCAAGCATAGTTGAGACGCTGCAGTGCATCCCGGATGGCATAAAGGACGGATGCGCTCTCCGTGGTGTCGTCATACTCGGCAATCTGCGGAGTAGCT